TCCTCTTGTATTGGAAATTGTCTCTATTCCACAAAAACAAAGTTCCGGGTCCATTTGGACCGACAATTCTAGAATGTGGGTGAGCATATATATTTTCTGCTATTACTGTGTCTGCTCCTTGAGCGTGGTTGTTCATTCCCCATCCGCCCGGCGGGAGAAATACATCATCGTGGAGAAACAGATTTTGAACTACAAAGTTTGTGTGGAATCCATAACCATCCGAAGCGCCCATTAAAAGTCCATCGTGATTGAACAAAAAGACGTTTCTGTACGCCAATCCACCGGATCTCATTTGTTCTGCGCCACCACCAGTTCTTGAAGCAATGTTTCCACGAAGAACTAGTGTGTCTCCAGCATCTCCAGACATATACCAGTTTCGGTCAAACCAAGTTCTCGTTGGTTGAACTCCCTTTCCATCTGGAAGTTCTCCTGAAGACAAAGAAGAACTGAATTTTCCTGTCCACATGGTTGCGTCGGCTGGGTTTTCCTTGTAACCGTTTCTATCAAACACACACTCCTCAATTGTGAGTTTTGCTCCGTCTGCCAAACCATTGAAGGGAGAAGAGTTGTGTCCACCAGCATTCCATCCGTCCGCAAAGACGCAACGACGAATTGTCAAATCAACTTTTCTGTCTCCACCTGAAATGAAAACCATAGAATGTCCTTCACTCCTACAATCTTCTACTATAGTTTTCCACCAATTATATGATACTGCGTTTGCGTTTCCGAATTGAATTCCACCCCTAGAACCATTGGGACTTGGTTGAACATCCAATGAGGATACCACGGCAAAGTTGTAAAAAGTCACATTGAATCCGCCTGACATGATTGGTCTTGGGTCTGATGGATTTCCCCACGCAGAAATAACCATAGGTTCGTTTTCGCTTCTTCCCATCAAGAATCCTGCTTCATACCTAAAAGCGCCGCCGGGAACTATGTTGTCTCCCCATCCATGACGAAATATGTCCCCTAGGTTTCCACTTAAGAAACCCCAACCCGGACTTTGATAGCCTTCATCTCCAACAAATGTATCGCCTCTTTTGAAAAGAACCCAATCGGGCCAACCACCACCTCCAGGACTTTCCAAATTATTTCTTCTATCTCTTTCGGCTATAGAAACAATTTCTCTTCCATTTTCATCAGTTCTCAACCAACCAGTTCCTCTCATTTTCTTTGCCGCTTCTCTCGGAGTGACGTAAGAAACAATAGGTCCAATTGGATTGTATGGATCGGGTCCAATCTCGGGATCGGAAGGAAGATAGTATCCTCTACCCTTGACTGCTTTTGCTTGTTCGTCGTTTCCTGTATTTGAAATATAAATCAAACGAGAATCCGCAGAAGGTGTCACAACTGTCCACCCGTCTACTCTTGATACTGGCATTTGTTATTCCTTAAGGGAAGAGGGATTTGATTGGAAACTTTTCGCTTATATTTATACTCTCAATAAAAAACCCCCGAACTTTGTTCGGGGGCATTTCCTATTACTAGGAAATTGGGGGTTTTGATACTATTTAGAACGAAACAGTCAACTGAGTGGTGAAGAGAAACTGTCCATCAGTTGAAGTGTTCGACCACCCCGTCTGATTCACATTCCAACTAGCATCAATTCCGTTGAATGAGTAACCGGCTTGGTTGGTCCAACGCACGTTGGATGCGAACATATGAGTCACACCCAAGGAGAGAATGGAGAGAAGGTCATTCGACCCATCAAACTCACCGATCTCGTACTGACCGAAAAGGGTGGTGTCTTCGTACAACTTGTAACCAGTTTGTGCGAGGATACCCCAACCATCGCCATTGGTGTCATCACTGCGACCAGTGTATGAAGCAAAGGCGAACCACTCGGGAGTGATGTCAAAGTTTCCATCAACGGTCCAGTTGAAATTGTGGTCAACATTGGTGTTGTTGTAAGCAATCGCACCACCGATCTTGATGTTCTCAAGACCAGTCCACTCAACACGACCACTGAAACCCCAAGTGTCGTTGTTGAAGAGAGTCGCGTTTGGCTGCTCGAATCCGTTGTTGTAGGAAACAAGAACCTTCAACGCATCGGTGATGTCATATGACAACTGGACACCTTCCGAACGACCCTGACCGAAGGTGTATGCGATGATGGAATAGTCGTTTCCGAGGAGTTGAGGTTCATTGACCTGCCACTCCGCCATGAATGGCATACGGAAGCGACCAGCGGTGAATCCGATTCCACTGAAATTCGTGCTGACGTATGCGTCACGAAGGTCAAATGAATTGTCGGGAGTCCACTCACCACTGAGGACGAAATCCCAACCATCTGCGATTTCTCCCTCAACACCAATGACGCCCTTGCGGACATCAAATCCCATTCGCGATCCAGTTGGCGACACCGAGTCATACAACCAACGGAACTGAGCAAATCCGAAGACCTTGATCTTGGATTCCATCTGAGAAGTTTGAACCTGCGAATATGCGATCGCATCGTTCGCGACTGCCTGAATGTGGTCAACTCTCTGCTGATCTACACTCGAGCTTTGCCCGAAAGCAGCAGTTGCGATTCCCAAAGAGGCAATCATACTAAAAATTGTTCTACGCATTCTTTTCTCCTTTCAAAGAGTAATATAAAACACACGGGACCATTATACATGGTCCCGATAAGAAGTCAAGTCCTTATTGTTTTGTGATGTCTACGACTTCACACGACCCACCTGAACAAGCGAGTTCTTGTGAACCCAAAGTGTTGTCTTCCTTTTCATATTGCGAAAGTTGAGACCAATCAATTTCCTTTGGCATTTTTGCCAAAAGTGATTCGTATTCTTCTTTCGAGCAATCCTGAAACGGAGCCTGACGATAGGTGTGATCGGAGAACGGAAGGAATGACACTCCCGACATCTCCTCAAAGTGATTCCAAACCCATGCACCGACTTCCATCCATTCGTGTTCCTTCACTGAAACTGTGATGGATGGTTTATGATCGCACCATTCCTTTTGATAAGTCAACCAAAGTTCAAGGTGTTCGATGGCAGAGAGGTCATTTCGGCAAATCGCACCATCGGGTGACTTCATTGGGAATGAGAATACCATCGTGTGATCTGGTTTCATGACACACGGTTCACATGGAAACCCTCTATCAATCATGAATTGACAGAGAGGGTCTTTGCGATCAGCGCGAACTGTGCGAATGTAGTAAGGGTTGTGTCTTGCGTGAATTCCTGATGCGGAGTTCACCAACGCAGAAACCGTTCCCGATGGTTTTACGCAAGTGATTGCGGCAGAAGGATTTATCTTCAGTGAAGAACTGAACTCAGAGTTCACATCGATCGCAACTCTGCGAAGAGAGTGAAGAAGATTGGTCAGTTTTTCCTTTCCTTTCTTACCACTGGTTGTCATGTTGTCTAGAATTCCAGTGAGTGAAACTCCGAGAAGTCTTTCGTCTTGACAATTGTTCGTCCAGTCGCCTGAGATGTACTTGAAGTTGGTAAGTGTGGACTGGAATGTTCCGAGAATGGTTGCGAGACGAACCTTTCTCTTCAGTGTCTCTTCAGTGTCTTCACGACGAACGACAACCTCCGAGAGATTGCAGAACTCCTTGTCTCGCAGAATAATCTCCGAGCATGGATTGGTTCCAAAGTCGTGATTTGCTTCTCGTTCACGGCCCTTCTCTCCACGGAATTCCGCAGCACGAAGGCACTGCTTCTTTGCAGCAGCACGGTTGAAGATTCCTCTCTCACCACTCTTGGACTTGTAGAGTGAAATCCACTCTTCCATGAATGTGCCGATCTCGGGTTTTTCCTTATATGCGACAGAGTTGTTTGAGAGAGCGCGTTGAGGATTTGCTTCCCACCACGCACCACTCTTCGCGTCACGCAATCTTTCGTCGGTCAGCGACGAGAGCGAGATGAGTGCCGAGCGACGGACTCCTCCGACGACGACAATTTCAGCAACCTTGCAGACGATATCGTGACATTCAATGGAGGTAAGTTTTCTGCCTGCCGACTTACGAAAAGTTTCAATTGTGAACCTGAACAGGTCATCAAGCGGCTGCGGTCCAGACGCTCTACCACCAAAGGTTTTAAGTCTCGCTCCCGCAGGACGCACTTTTGACAAGTCCCATTTTGGTATCTGACCACCAACAAGTAGCGAGATGAGCTCTTTGAAAGCACGGGCCCATCCTGTCTTGGAGTCTTGAACAACGATTGTAGTATCACTGTGAGTGAATTCTTCAGCGATCGTAGGAAGTTTAGAAACGAATTCTCTTTCAACGCTGAATCCTACTCCTGTGTTGTGGACCACATTTCCGTTTTCTAAAACATAGTTATTATTTTTTGGTATTGTCATATCCCAATAAAGTTCATCACTATTAATTATTTTCTTTTTCACAATTTTCATAAAATTTCTTCTCCTAATTTTTTAATCATGCTGTATTTCAATCCAGTATCTTTTATCGCTTCTTTTATAGTTGAGTATATTTTATTATTTATTTTTATTCTTACAGAAGCTGGATTTCTTCCACCATAAAATATGGTTTGATTTTTATTTTTTGTCTCTATAATTTTTTTTATTGAATTTTTTGAATGTTTTTTTCCATAGAAACCATTTTTGCTGCCAGATAGAATATTTTTTTTCAATCTTCCTTTTATCCACCCATCGGGAACTTGATTCTCTTTGAATTGCTTTTCTTCACTTCCATTGTTGTGTGTTTTGTATCCTTTGTTGCCATTTGAAGTTTTTATTCTTCCCAACTTCCACCCATTCGGTTCATTTCCAACAAAAAAAACTTTACTTTCAGTTCCGTCATTATACCATTTTTTCCCTCTTATATGAGAGTTTGTTGCCATTTTTTCCCTAGTTTTTTCCGAGGGCGGCTTTCTGTTTTTTGCAATTTCGGATAATTTGTGTTTAGTTTCTTGAGTTACTATTTTTTCTATTTTTCCGTCTATATATTTCATCATCTTTGGGGAGGTGTTGCATAAATTGTAGTATTCATTGGATTTAACTGCATTGTTTTCATTTATCAACTCAAATTCTTTTTTCCAAAGATTTTCAACACTATCATATTCAAAATGTAATATTTTTCTTTCAAAATTTTCTAAACCATATTTATCTATGGATTTTCGGAAATATTTTCCAGAACCAATATAACCATCGTCAACCTTTCCAACATGCGCTCCAATATATTTCTTTCCCGTAATAATATTCGTCCAAAGATACACAAATCCTATGTAGTCATTAACATCCATAAAACAACTCCTGTTCTATTCATATTATTTATACAGAACAGGAGTTGCATTCACGATTCATGATAATTTTTTATATCATCCTCTTCAGTCAAATCCTTTGCCTTGACCCATCCTCTATTTGTAGTATAAAATTCATGGTCTTCGGTGCATTTGATCAATGATCCATCTTCAAATTCAATTTCAATTTTTTTCTTTTCTGCTGAGTGGAGTGTTTCCACGCACCATTCGGGATTTATAAATTCAAACTTGTCTTTCTCAATGTCGTATGATAAAACTTGATCGTTTGGTGTTATATCGGATATCTTTTTTGGTCCTGAAGCAGTTTTAATCATTGTGTCTTTGTCAAAACACCCGTTCATGAGAACGTAAAGAATTTCGTCAAAAGCACGAAGACGGTTCACTGCGACATAAGAACAATTATAACCCGCGACATTCTCTCGTTTGAGTGCCTCTCCTGCGGTCATCAAAGCACGCATGGAAGGCATGACCTCAAGGTTCAAAACAGCATTCTTGAGTTCATCGCGAAGTTCTTTATTCAATTTATATTTATGATTTTCTAAAAGATGATCTTCAAAAAACTTGAAGTATCTCTCAACAGTTTCTTCCCAAATCTCTCGTCTGCCTTCCTCTGGCAACCATCGTGAGTATCGCGATCCATGAATAAAAGATTGATATAAAGTAGGCAGTTCAACCATATTTTGTTCTCCATTTCTAACAGTGTAGAGTTATTTAGGACGATGGAGAACCCAAAGGATCGAAAACTCCTGAATAATTCGTGTTTATCTTTGATCCCGATGGAACTACAGCGGGTTTTTGTGGAAACACTATGAGGTCGGGGTTAGGATTTTGTGAAGTAATGTCACGAAGAAGTTGACGATAGACCACCCATTGATTCTTGTTGAGAACAGGTGCGTCAGTAGTCATCACCCAATCAGAATCACGAAGAAGTTGGTCTCTTTGAGAACGAATGTTCGCAAGAACTCCTTCTCTTCTTGCTATTTCTTGTGCGTCCAATTCCTCCTGCGGGATATTCTCAACAAGATAATTTCCCACCCAACTTCCCAGTTCAGAATCGTAAGTGGATGCGAGGGTGGTTCTTCTCTGAGTCGCAGAATCAAACTCGGGTGGGTTGTCTACAAGTGGGAAAATATTCAGAGTTGCGAGAAATCCATTGTCTGGATATTTACCCCAAGACACGTTCTTGAAATTTCTTTTCATGTAGGAAGGATAAGATATCCGATCCGCGATCAGATTTCCTTCAATCCCACCATCGGTTCTTATATACATTATTCCGATTCCTTATCAGACTGTGTTGGGAAGGCTGAATTTGATAACCAAATCTCCTGCGGCACCCTGCTGCATGGTGATTTGGAGTGCCTGAATCTGTGCGAGGAACAAAGGCATAGGAACCGCGACAGGCATCACCTGTTCAACGACAAGGCGAGTTGCGATGTCTGCGGGTGGGAATGCTGAGATTGTTCCAGCAGTGAGGTCCATATAGATGTCTATCATGAAATTACTCCTTTTAGGTTATTTATAAGTCGAACGTGAGTTGAGAACCACCGAACCAATAATTCAAACCGCCATTTTGGCGCGAATACATCATGGGGACCAAAACAATTTGGGAAGTAGCTCCAAAAACTGGTGTCCCAGTTTCATCCGAAAACAAAACCGAATCCGAGTCTCGGTGTTTGAACACTATAGTTGGAGGTTGATTACCACTCTGATTGTCAAAAATAAACAAAAGATTTTGTGTAAATGACGTTGTGATGTCACCACCCGTTATGTTTATAGTACAAGTGCCCGTATAACCAGCAAAAGCTACTTCAAAAATATTTCCCAATAACAAATTCGCTGTTAAACTAGCAGCTGCATTTCCGAGATTAGTTTCTCTTTCTGCATACCTATTAAATACAGTTATATCTGCATCTTGATCGTATTCTATTCCATTTATAAATGTGCCTGGATTTGTTTGCTGTAGCCAATAAGTATCTTGTGGAACATCCGACAGGGTGGCAGAGTATAGTGGATGTAATCTAAATTTGCCCACAGCAGTAGTCAAATCTCCAGGAGTTGATATGAATCCTGTCGGTCCCTCAATTCCTTGTCTTCCCTGATTTCCTTGCGGTCCTTGAACACCAACAGAACCAGCTGATCCCGCTGTTCCTTGGTTTCCTTGTGCGCCTTGAACACCTTGAGGACCAACAGCACCAGTTGTTTTTATTTTCCAAATGGTTCCATCCCACTCCCAAACTTTCGTTCCGAGAGTGTACGTTTCACCGATTGATGGGCTATTAGGAAATCCTGCCATTTAGTTTCTTTATGGTTTGTAGACTGATACGGATCCACCGATCCAGCCGATGTTATTTATGTTTACATATGAGAATGGTATGAATGAGAATACACCAGCAGTCGCTGAAGTGAAATCGGGAGCTCCGGCGTCATTTTCCCATGTAATATCAACCCAATTGAATGTCAAATTTTCCCCACCACGAAGAATCAATACACTCGTAGTTGAAGCCGTGAGTTCTGAATTTCCCGTTATTTGGAATGAATAAGTATAAGATGTCGCTCCAGTGGTCATGTCTGCATAGTGTATTGAGGCGTCGTTTAAGTTCAAAGAGAATGTTTGCCCTGAGTTTGAATTAGCTGTTCCCTGATCGTATATTTTCTCGGAGAATTTTACGAAGGTGGGAATATTTTCGGTGTTTAATGTGAAATAAGAGTTTGTGTAACCTGTCAGTCCCGAGGCGAATACTGCATTTGCGTTTAACCCAGTAGTCGATGTAGCAAAACCTATCGAATCTCCCTTATCTCCGATTATTTCTACCCATTGGGAACTATCACCATCATTTATATAAACTGAGAATACACCTGTATCAGAATCAAACCACATGTCTCCTGTGTCGGGTGAAGATGGAGCTCCCGAGGAGTATGTGATATCTACTGGACCTGATGGACCCTGAATTCCTTGTCTTCCTTGGTTGCCTTGAGTCCCATTAGTTCCTGCAATTCCTTGTCTTCCCTGATTGCCTTGATTGCCTTGATTGCCTTGAGCTCCAGTCTCACCAACAAAACCTTGATTACCCTGATTGCCTTGTGGACCTGAGATTCCTTGTCTTCCTTGATTTCCTTGGTCTCCCTTGAGGCCTTGGTTTCCTTGGTTGCCTTGTGGACCTGAGATTCCTTGTCTTCCTTGATTTCCTTGGTCTCCCTTGAGGCCTTGATTTCCTTGGAACCCTTGATTCCCTTGATTTCCTTGGTCTCCCTTGAGGCCTTGGTTTCCTTGGTTGCCTTGTGGACCTGAGATTCCTTGTCTTCCTTGATTTCCTTGGTCTCCCTTGAGGCCTTGATTTCCTTGGAACCCTTGATTCCCTTGATTCCCTTGGTTTCCTTGATTCCCTTGGTTTCCTTGGTCTCCCTTGAGGCCTTGGTTTCCTTGGTTGCCTTGTGGACCTGAGATTCCTTGTCTTCCTTGATTTCCTTGGTCTCCCTTGA